CCGTCGTAGACCCCGAGCACCTCGTAGCCGAGGTAGTCGGGCTCCTCGCACTCCGGGCAGCCGTCCGGTTCGGCCATCAGCCGTTGTAGAGCGAGGTAGTGCCGACGAATGCTCCGGACCACTCCCAGTTGTCCAGCCAGTAGGCGTTGAAGTCACGCTCGTCCAGCTGAACGGTGTCGTTCACCTCGGCTTCGAGGCGGGCGATCATCACGTCGTAGGACTTCGCGTAGCTGGTGGGCTTCGGAAGCTTGTTCAGCGGAGAGAAGCTCTGGTAGTTCAGCTTCTGATCCTTCTCCGCTCGATCAGCGACCTTGCGAAGCTCCCGGATCGCCTTCTTCAGCCAGGTCCTCCGGGCCTTCTTGTACTCCTTGATGTGCTTGGTCCGGTTCTCCTGGAGTTTGTCCAGGAGGTCGGTGGTCTTGACCTCGGTGGGCTTCACGGTGTTCTCCTTACTGGGTCGTTGCTGGGGCCGGTTGGCGGATGCCAGTTGCCCTTCTCGTCGCGGTACGCGGGGGTGTCGAGCATCATCACTTCGTCCTCGATCTGGTCGCCGATGGTGGTGCCGGCGGCGTTCAGGATCTTGGAGCCGCAGTCGGTGCAGCGCATCGGACGGGCTCGCGCCGTCTTCGCATCGCTGCGCTTCTCCAGCTCCTCGGTGATCTCGGTCTCGCCGATGAAGCAGATCCCGCCGACGATGATGGCCGGGATGCCCATGGCACAGGCGGTGGCCATCAGCGCCTTCCCGGCCGGGTCCGGCAGCCAGTAGCTGACCATCAGCGCGATCCAGGCCACCACCACGGTCACCACCGCGAACGCGGTCACCAGGCGGATGTTGTGCCGCATCAGTAGCCACGCTCCTCGCGGATCGTCTTGCGGGCGATCTCCCGGAACCGGCCTTCGAGATCGAGCTCGGTCTTCATCTGGGCCAGTTCCTTGGTGTCGCTGGTGATCACCTGGGCCTTCTGCTGCTGGTCCAGGTAGATGTTCTTCTCCAGCGCCATCGAGGACCGGTGGTTGGAGTGGTACCAGCCGAGCGCGACGTTGGCGGCGACCGCGGTCGCGAAGAACAGCACCCCGGACCAGATGAACCGGTAGTTCACCCCGGTGCCCATCCAGATGCCGATCAGTACCAGGGCGAACGCGATCGTGTAGAAGATCGCGATGTACTTGCTGTAGCGCAGGAAGTCGTTCCAGGTCATGTTCTCTCCTCAGGGTGTTGGGCTTCGTAGAAGTCGATGGAGCCGATCACCATCTGGCCCCACAGGTTCACGTCGGACTGGTCCGGGCCGAGGGCGGCTGCATAGGCCAGCCCGACCTCCTCGCGGAGGATCTCCTTGCCGTCGGCGATCCGGGTGACGGTGAGGATCCCGCGCCAGCTGTTGGTCTCCATCCGGGTCACGTCGGCCCGCCAGGCTCCGTCATCGACGCCTGCGGACCAGACCAGCCCGGCGATCTCGGCGGGTTCTTCGGTCATGGCAGCTCCTCTCACAAGTCGAGGGGGCAGCAAGCAGGACGTGCCTGCTCACTGCCCCCTGGTCTCAGGCGACGTTCTTCAGATGGCGGATGGCCATCAGCACGAACGTCTTGGTGGACTCGAAGTAGGTGATCTTGCGAGTCACCTCGGTGCTGGTCGCGGTGAAGCCGTTCTGGCTGAACAGCTGACGAGCGAACTCACCGATCTCTCGGGTCATCTTGTCGATCGTGACCTGGTTGGCCTTCCGGGTTCCCTTGGCCAGATCCGCAACGAACTTGATCTCGATCCTGCGTGGCATTGCGTTACCTCCGTTCCTTCTGTTCAGTCCGAGATGTCATGTGCCAGTACGGGCAGTCCCGGCACTTGTAGGCGCGCAGCCGTTGCCCGCCCTTGATCGCGCGATTGAGCGTGGCGCTCAGTGCATGCGCCTTGCTCTGGTAGCAGAACTTGCCGCTCTTGCACTCCTTCAGGGCCGGGGAGCGGTGCGGCTTCCTCCTCCTCGGCTTGATTCGTCGGCCCATGGGCCCTCCCTTACTCCTCGGTCCGCCCATAGGGGTGCGGAATGCTTCTGACGGCTCGCTTCCGGCCATGCAGCGCGGCCAGCAGCGACTCGATGTAGGGGTCGTAGGTGCCTCCGGCGATGCCCTCGATCAGGTCATCGATCTCGGGCGGTCCGGAGGACTCCGCGACCTCTTCCTCCTCGGCGCGGCGCAGCCACTCCCAGGAGTGATCGGACAGATCAGTCACGGTGTGACCGATCGGATGGGTGCAAGCCAGCCGCTCCCCGCTGACCCGGCTGGTGTACTTCTGGTTGCAGATCCGAGGGCTCACGCCGGCTCATCTCCTTCCGGGAGCGGGCTCTCGATCGAGATGACGCGAGGCAGTGGTTCCGGTCCGACATAGCGCAGACACCGGCAGGTGGGGAGCACCTGCCGGGTGCCCAGCTTGGTCTTCTTGAAGAAGGCGACGGTGTAGTGACAGCCGTCGTCGTCGCTGTGGAACGAGTAGTGGTGCGTGCACCCACAGGTCGGGTCCGGATCGGTGAGGACCCGGACCCGACGCTGCAGCCGAATGTTCGCCTGGTGGTAGGTCTCACCCCAGCCGAGGGTGAGGAACCAGCCGATGGCCAGCACCACGTTGCAGGTCAGGCTGACCCACAGCAGGTGCTGTGCGGTCATCTGACGATCGCCGTCTCACGATCGAGGATCTCGTACCGGGAGTAGCCGTTCTCCGGATCGCCGATGATCCGCTGCACCTCCGACAGCACCAGCTGGTCGAGCTGGATGTGGGTGTGCACCTCCGTGGAGGGCCCGTTGTCGGGGCTCTGGGCGGGCGTACGGCGCTTCCGGGGAGTCGGTTGGACCTCTCCCCTGGCCACGGCCTGAACGGCCTTCTCGTGGAGGCTGGCGGTCTCGGGGAGGGGCACGCCCTTCTTGGTCTCAGTCATGGTCCTCCGCTCCTTCCACGGTGTCCGGGATGCCGACGAACTCCAGGTCCCGGCCACTGGCCTGGAAGATCGCCTTCATGTGCATGAACAGCGCGGCCATCGCCTGCACCGAGTCCTCGTAGTCGCGGATCTGGATCCCGGCCTTCTCGTCGTCCTCGAGGAAGACAATGGCCTTGACCGGGGTCAGGTTGGCCTCGGGGTCGCCCCGGTGCTCCTCGCGCTCTGCTTCGAGTGCGTCGTCCAAGGCGTCGGTCATCGACTGGCACAGGCGGGTCAGCCGGGTGAACGGCTGGTCGGCCTGCTTTACGTCCATGTCGGTCATGGCGTTCCTTCCTTGCAGGTCAGCTGGTGGGCCTTGAGCTCGTGTCGAGCCATGGCCGCCTGCGTCCGCAGCTGTTGCAGACGCCGGCGCTCGGGGGCGCTGATGTGTCGCCCACGAGCCTTGATGGCCAGGCTGTTGTGCTCACCGGCGACCCGGACCAGGTTCCGCTTGAGCTCACTGCACTCCGCGCAAGCGACCCTGTTCTCGGCGATCCTCATTCCGTTCCTTCCTGGGTGACTGGCATGATGGAACCTCGTTCCCTTCCAAGGCGAACAGCAGAGCCCCGGAGCTTGTGGTGATCCCCGGGGCTCTGCTGTGTCAGGCGACTGCTCGATCCTCGCAACCGAAGACCGGGCTATTGATGTGGTGGGTGATGTTGCCCAGCTCGTCCCGTCCGATCAGGGTGACCATCCGGATGTGCTTCGGGTTGAGCTGGGTGAGCAGGCTGGGATCGATCGCACACGAGAGCATGGTGCTGTACTCATCCATCGCCTCTTCGAGGCTGGTGTGGTTGCGGCTGAAGCTGCTCCCACTGCAGAGAGTGATCCCCACCTCATACGTCACGGATCTGGTGCCCATGACTCCTTCTTTCGGGGTCGGCAGGTTGGTGGTGACCCACGCCTCGCCGACCGGGAGGCATTGGCCTATCTGGCGGGGGTGTAGACCCGAGAGCTCACTCGAGCCCCCTGTCATGATCGTGGATCTCTTCGGTGGCCCGCCGTTGCCAGTAGGCCTCCATGAACAGGTTGGTGAGGATGGAGACCCCCACCGACCCGAATAGACAGGACAGGAAGAAGAGCGACATCAGGCCTCCTCCCCCGTCCAGTCGTGGCAGTTCCCGCAGTACCCCTCGCGGATGTCGTTCGGGTTGTGCGAGGTCCTGCCGCATCGCGGGCAGGTGAAGCCGGTGATGATCCGGTCCACCGCCTGCTGGGCCTTGCGGCCCCGCTCCACGAACTCGCGGAGCATGTCCTGGTTGCGCTCGGTCACGACTGCTCACCTTCTGCGTCGTCACGGTCGATGCGCTCGGTGGGCAACTCACCTCTGACCCGGACCTTGATCTGGTACCTGCTCCAGTCATCCCGGCCGACCTCCTGGGCGACCACATCCTGGAAGTACTCTGGAATCTCCTCCCAGGGCACCTGGTGGAAGTCGAGCAGCTCGTTCCGCTTCAGCTCCGACCGGTCCCGGTTGAGCATCACCGCGTTCCGCAGGTAGGCCGGCTGTGCGGTCCCCAGCGGGTGGATGCCGGACGGCTCCGCACTGGGCTGGAGCGTGGTGAACTGGGTCCAGCCTTCGGTAGGGCTGGAGAACCCTTCCGGTGTCGTCGGCTGGTTGGCGTGACCGACCTCGATGACGATGGTCGGTGCAAGGTGCTTCATGGTGTCCCCTTTCGGAGGGTTTGGTTCCCCACGACGGTCGCCGTGGGCAGGGCGGGTCACCCTCCAGACACGCACATCCTCGACGGAGAGGACGAGGATGTGCGTGCTGGGCAGCGACCCCCTCAGTAGCGGGTGTAGGCCACGACCGACTTCGCGAGGAACTGAGTCTCGTTGAACTTCAGGCCCAGGTACTGCCCGAGGTAGAAGTCGTACATCGGGATCGGCAGCGGCTGCCTCCCCTCCAGCCTCATCGCTTGGCTCCAGAGCTCGTCATCGACCCGAGGGAGCCGGGAGCGGTGCATCGACGCTGGCGTGGAGTAGTCGGACCACAGGTATGGACCACCGCAGATCCGGCCGCCCTGGTTCCCGTACGGCGTGGTGGACTTGAACCTGAAGCTGATGTTCTCCACCATCCCGGTGAACCGGATCTCATAGACGGCCGATTCGGTCTCCACCTGGATCGGATTGCTGAGATTGCTATCCCAGTCGCCTGGGTCCACCAGTGCCCGCAGCAGAGCCAGCGAGCGCTTCTCGGCATTCTCCTGGCGCTGCTCCCGGGACGGTCGTGCGGCCCACCGGCCGTTGGGCAGCCGAGGCTGCTGGCGGAGCCGGTTCAGGACGTTGGCGACAGGACTGCTGGCCATCTAGCCCCCGACCGTCTGCGGGACCATGACCACCTGCTCGGCGGTCTGGTCGAAGGTGCGGGTGACCGTGCCCGTGCCACCGCCGGAGTCCACGGTGAAGGCGAGCATGCCCTTGGCCATGGACTCATCGAAGGTGGCCATGGCCTCGTTGACCTCGGTCTCGACGGCCGGGTCGTAGATCACGTCGGTGTGGCCGGAGCTGTCCAGGATGCGCAGGACGTGCTTGCCGGCCGGAACGTCGATCTTGGTGAGAGTGGACATTCGGTTGTTTCCCTTCGTGGTGATACAGCGAAGCCCCACAGCCGAGTTGCTGTGGGGCGGGTGGAACATCCGTGGGGCTACAGGACCACGACGTGGTGCGGCCAGTGGGCGTAGGGGACGGCCTTCTTGCGGAAGGCCCGCTCGTCGTACTTCAACGCGAGGTACTGCCCGAGCCAGATGTCGGGGTCCGGCAGTCGGCCGCCTGTGTAGGAGAAGGGCTTCGGCCCCCCACACAGGGCGAACATGAAGTGCCCTTCGGTGCCGACTGCCTTGATGTTGATCGCGGTCGAGGCGAACCAGACCTGGTAGCGCTGCCCGCTCTGGCTGGTGAACTCCAGGTGGGTGTAGATCCGTCGCTGGAACCGACCACGCTTGTCCCGTTCGACCTGCCACCGCCAGTCCGAACTGGGGACGGTGGCTCGTAGCAGAGCCCAGCTGCGTTCATAGGCCGCTCCGGCCATTCATGCTCCTTCCGTGGTGTGGGCGAGCGCGAGGAACCAGAGCTCCGGAGTGGCGTTCTCGCACCGCTCCATCGCCATGGCCTTGCGTCCGACCTCCAGTTCCCGTTGGAGGTCGGACGTGGACGCTCCGGGGCTGCTGTCCCAGCCCCAGATGTCGGCGTACCAGTAGACGTACTCAGGCATCTGCCACCTCGGTGGTGACGGTGATGACCAGGACATGCACCTTGCGGAACTCGTCTCCCGGTGGGGTGGGCTGATCGGGGTGGATGTGAGGTTCCGTCATCCAACCGCCGTCGTTGGTGCGGACCTGCACCTCGACTCGCTCGGTGTAGGTGACCTCGGCGGCGCTCATCCGACCTCCTCCTGTTCGACTGCGATGAACCGTCGGACACAGGCCTCGACGTTGAGGTAGGCGGCTGCACTGATCGGCGAGCAGCGAACTGCTTCGATCAGCGCCACACCAGCCGCCTCGACTGGGATGTGCTGGATCTCCAGGAGTTCCAGCACCTCTCGGGTCACGTCGAAGATCTGGACCAGGTGGGTGTCCATGAGCACCGACACGGCCAGTTCGACCTTCTCGTCCAGCGTCATCACACCTCCAGCGGGAGCAGGGAGCGGGGCTCCATGACCGTGACCTGCCGGGCGGAGACCTCCAGCACCTCGGGGATGTCCCAGCACGCGACACCTTGTTGACCTTGCGCGCCGGCGATCTCCGGGGTGCAGCCGACCTGCACCTCGTCCAGGAGGCGTTCGATCAGGACCGTGAGCGGCGGTTGACGGCTGTTGACCAACTCCAGCAGCCCGAAGAAGTGACCGGCGATGTAGCTGAACCGGTAGTAGTTCTCGGTCGCGCCCTTGCCCGCGTTGTCGGGCTTGGTCCGGAACGTGACGACGTAGATGTCCATCACTCCTCCTCGTCCTCGCCGTAGGACTCCAGCCAGGCCTGCTCGCGCGCCAGGTCACGGTCCTGGGCGCGCTCGGCCTGCTCCTCGAGCCAGTCCTCGCACTCGTCCGAGCAGCCCAGCTGCCAGACGCTGACGGGCTGGAAGTGCGCGGCGCAGCGCAGGCACTGATCGACCCTGTTGTACGGATCGATCTTCTTGATGCAGGTGATGCACCGGTACTGCTGCTCCGGGTGGGGCTCGAACTCGTCGTCCGCCCAGGTGATCTCGGCCCCGCAGTCCATGCAGGCGACATCGTGGTAGTACGTGGTGATGGTGGTGCTCATGGTGACTCCTTTCAGGGGTCAGACATGCGAAAAGGCCCCCAGATCGAGTGATCTGAGGGCCTTCCCGCCGGCAACACCTTGTTGCCGTCGTTGCTGGTCAGAGCCGCTTTTGGGTATGCGGTCGCTGATCAACTGCTCTAACTATCTCATACAGGCGTGGGAAACGCAAGTCAAAACGCTACATTCCCAGCACTTTCTTGCGCCTCAGGAGTCACACCCCAGGGAACAGCCGCACGTTGGGGTCGAACGGCTCGTCCAGGATCTGGATCTCCATCTTGCGGCCTCCCTTGGTGAATACCAGGGCCACGACGCCGTAGTCGGCGGCCTGAACCTTCTCGATCGCGGCCACGATGTCGTTGCTGCTGGCCTTCATGTGCTGTGCCATCCGCAGGAAGTGGTTGTAGTCGGGCATCAGGAGCCTCCTCTGCTCCACCACCACGCGAGGAGCAGCCCTGTCCAGAAGCAGACGTAGCCGTACAGGGCTGCCCACACGATCACCAGGTGCTGAAGACTCACTCAGCCTCCTCGGCGGCCTCGGAGATCTTCGCGATCATGTCGTCCACCACCTGCGGAGCGATCTTGAGCATCGCCTGAGCCAGCCGCAGGTGGTCGTCGTCGGCCTCGAACTCGACGCTCAGGATCGCGCCCCTGGCCTTGATCATGACCTGGATCCCCATCTCGGTAGGCCGGATGCTGGCCTCGCCGATGGTCGCGCTGCAGTCGGCGTTGTTCAGCCGGGTCATCAGCTCCTCGAGCAGCTCGGCATCGGGTACCTGGGTCACAGCTTCTCCCCAGCGATCTTCTCGGCGATCCGGCGGACCTGGGTTGCCGAGTTGGAGCCGTCGAACAGCGCGCCCGCCTGCTCGTCGGTGAGACCGAGCTCCGTTATCGCGACGTACCGGACATGGATCCCGTCCACCACGTCCGTGGTGGTGTACCGGGAGTCGGCATGCATCCCGACCCAGCCGGCCACACAGTAGGCAGTGCCGCAGTGCGCCCGGATCTGGTTGAGCTGCTCGTTGTTGACTCGGGTGCCGTCGCTGTTCCAGACCATTCTGACCAGGTGGTCGGCCATGTAGTTGGGGGGCGTCACGTACCCGCCCTGCCACCACTCGCGGTCGATCTCGGGCAGAGCGTCCTGCTCCTCTACCCACTCCACTGCCTTCCGCAGCAGCGGGATGTTGGGACTGATGTTCTCGGTCATGGGATGATCCCTTCATCCGGGTCGAACCCAGCTCTCGCGATCTTCTCGCACTTGGCCAGCAGGTCCTCGACCTCCGTCTGGGTGGTGGTATCGGCGTCGTTCCAGCAGGTGACCACGCCGACCGGGGCCGGCTGAAGGTCTCCGTCCTCGTCGTACTTGCGCTCGTCGTAGTCGAGCTGGCTGGCCAGCAGCCAGACCGCCTCGGTCATGTCCTCGTGCTCGGAGACCAGTTGCTCCAGGGACTCGTTGTCGGTCTCGAACAGACCCTGACAGAACGCCATCCCGCCCATCATGCAGACGTGGCCGTTCTCCTCGTTCAGGGTGCCCTGAGCCCAGCCGTGCTCCCGGATGTACTCCCGGGTGCTGGCCAGCAGGTCGGCCACCCTGTCCATGATCTTCATGTGGTGATCCCTTCATCCGGGTCAAACCCGGCTCGTTCGATCTTGGCTGCCTTGCGGAACGTGTCCAGGACGTGCTGCTTGCCCCGGGCACCCCTCTCCTTGTCGTCGTTCCAGGTCATGACGTTGCCCGAGGCGAGGACGATGTTCTCGGATCCGTCGATCGCCTTCATCAGGGCCTGACAGGCGCGCGCGACCTCCGGGGCCTGTACCTGGCTCTCGTCCAGGTCAGCGGAGAACAGGATCGCGCCGACGGCGCAGCTCTGGTTCCGGTTGGGACCGAGGAGGGCACCCCTCCACCAGCCATGGTTCTCGAGGTAGTCGGCCGCGGCGTCCAGCCAGTCGGCCACGGATGCGAACTTCACAGCTCGTCCCTCTCCGCGATCTTGATGGCTCGGTCGAATGCCTCTACCACCTCGGCCTGGGTCCGACCGGCGGCGTCGTTCCAGTCGATCAGGTCGTACTCCCAGGGCCCGGTGGTGAGCTCGGTGATGGCCATCTCCACCACCCGCTGGTCGTTGTACAAGCGCTCCTGGACGGGGCCACGGTGCCCGATCTGCTCCAGGACCGCCATCCGCAGCGCTCCGATCGAGCAGAACCTCAGCTGCCCGTCATCGTCGGTCGTCATCTCGATGTTCTGGGCCCAGCCGTTCGCGATCTTGTCGCGGGCTGCGGTCAGCTCCGCGACTGTTCGCGTCTGCATCAGTGGTCCCTCTCCGCGGGTGTAACGGGGTCGCTTCATCTTTGGTTCCCTTCCGTGGGGTTGTCTTCTTCCATCTGCTTGGCGATCTCCTTGGGGTACATCACGACCATCGCGTCGTTCCAGGAGTCGGCGTAGTTGTACTGGCGCTCCCCGGTTGCGGCGTCCAGAGCATCGATGAACTGGCTCAGAAACGACCGCGAAGTGTCCTCGGGGTGCTCATCACCCGGGGTCCATCCGGTCCAGCGGGTGACCAGCAGGGAGTGTCCTTGCTCGGCCTCCTCGCGGGTGGAGTACCGGATCATGTCCAGGTCGGTGCTGTCGTCGGGGCCGAAGACCATCGACTCGAAGATCAGCGGCGGGCCTTCCTCCCTGAACGAGTGGTCCAGCCCGAGCCAGACCGTGGAGACCCGGCAGCCGCCGGGCAGCTCGGTGTAGCCGATCCGGCGGTGCTCGAAGTCCTCGAACGTCTCGCACCACTTCTCCATGGTGATCGGCTGACCGTCCATGTCGTAGTAGTGGCTCATGTGTACCCCCAGCCCGAGCTCCCTCCGTCGTTGACCTCCTCGAACTCGACGGTGGTGGTGAACCGCAGCCCAGACTCGGTGACGATGGTGAAGGACTGGATGGTCCCGGAGTCACTGCGGTTCTCCTCGACGTGATCGACCTTGATCGGGAACTCATCGAAGCCCACGACTGCCCGAAAGCAGCCGAGGATCAGGTACTTCAGAGACCGATCCGGCATCGGGGTCTCACCGGGCCCCGGTGGGCCCATGCGGATGTGTCTCCTGGTCATGACGCCTTCTCCTTCGGTGCCTGGTACCACCAGCGCTTGCACTCGGCGCAGAAGTGGTCTCCGTCGTTGTGGTCGCCGGTGCAGGTGTGGGTGTGGCCGGGATCGGCGATCCCCGGCATGGTCGCCCGGCAGATCTTCGGCTTGTCGTTCACAGCCACACCACCTGAGTGGCACCGTCATGACCGTGGATCGACATCGCGTCGTCCAGGTTGGCCCAGATCACGGTGGAGGCCTTCTCGGTCAGCCACCTGATCGCCACCGTGCCGTCGGTGAACTGCACGCCCTCGGCCACGATCCCGGTGCCCGAGACACCGGAGACATCGCGGTCGCGGAGCAGCCGGAAGGTCCTCACAGGAACTCCACTCGGGAGAACGGGTTCCCCACAACCGGGTGCTTCGGCTTGTCTCCGTGAGAGGAAGGACCGATCATCTGCTGCCCGGCGTGGAACTTGCAGATGTCGTTGTAGCAGCTGATGCAGTAGTGGCCGATCATCCCGCAGCAGGACCTGATCGTGACCACCTTCGCCGGGTTGGAGCAGGTGAAGTTGTTGCCGACGGTCTCCACCGGACCTCCGTTCTCGGCGCGCTGGAACTTGTGCCCGATGCACTTCGGCACCTTCTCCTGGGACTCCTCCGGGTCGAAGTCCAGGTGGGTGATCTCGGCCGGGACTGTGGTGTTCTGCTCACTCATCGCCGCTCCAGATCCCGAGCAGCGGCTGCCGGTCCCGGTACTCCTCCTCGAAGTCCTCGTGCCAGGGGAACCTGTCGCTGGCGTCCGGCCAGACGATCTGCAGTGCCTCCACCTGTCCGAAGAGGTGGTTGCACATGGACAGCGGGTAGTCCCCGAGGGGCTCCAGGACCTCCAGAACGGCCACTCTGAGGCCTCGCAGCACCTCGGTGGAGTAGGTGTCCGGGTAGAACCTGGTACCCCGCTGAACGGCCTGGTACGCCGCGTTCAGGACACCGTGCGCCTGCTGCTGCACCATGCCCATCACGATCATGTCGGGGTGGTCGTGCTTGGTCATCCCGACGGTGTAGGTGAAGTACTCGTTGCCCGGGCCGAGGTCGTCCTCGGTGGGGAACACCGAGATCGCCGCCCAGCCGGTGCGCTCGATGTCGTCAAGGACCTTCCGGTCCACCTTGTCCAGCATCTTCCTCTCCTTCCGGTGTGGTTGAACGTGCGATCTGCTCCTCGGTGTAGCGGCAGCCGATGGCGAAGCCGTCCACCCACAGCGCCATCCCCAGCGCCCGCAGATCGAGGTCGGTCTGGAGCGCGGGGTTGATCTCGGTCCCGCGCAGGACCCGTTGGTTGCACAGGTAGACCACGGAGTCGGGGTCGGCATAGACCGCCACGATCTCCTTGGGATGGTGACCACCCTCGCCGGCCTGACCGTCGAGGTAGTTGACCGCATCGGACAGCCACCAGAAGTCGGTGTGCCGGGGACGGTCAGGGAACCTCGGGTCGTTGAGCGGGTCGATGAAGTCGTTCACGACCGCTCACCCACTTCGGGCGGAGTGACGCACGGCTCGCATTGGTCGTCGAGGTTGTCGCGCTCCCAATCCGTCAGGGCATGGCCGCAGGTTCGGCAGACGATTGCCCGCGAGCGACCCGCGTCATTCTCGGCGTTAGGCATCGCGTCCTCCCTCGGGCGGAGTGACGCGGGTCCAGTCGCTCACCATCCGGGTCTCAATGCGGAGGTTCCGCTTCGGGGCTCTGAGCGACCTTTCCTCCACGATGCGGAGCGCGGCCTGCACGGCGTCAAGGGATGGGACCTCGTGCATCCGAACCGCGTTGTGCGAGCCGTCCATGTTCGGGGTGTCGCTGTCGTAGGCGACGCACCAGACCTGGCGTAGCCCATTCTCGGCGGTAGATGTCTGGTCGTTCATGGCAGCTCCTTGCAGCTCGGGCAGACCCCGAACATGAAGATCACCTGGACGTTGCCCCGCATCCGGACCGAGTGGCCGGTGTAGAACTCGTCCGGGCAGTAGGCACCGCAGTTGTCGCAGGTGCGCTCCCAGACCTCACGGTCGTGATCGGTGGCGTTCTCCTCGGGCTCGGTCAGCGGGGTCATCACCACGTTGGCCGGCACGTCGGCGGCGTTGCCCATGTGCTGCTCCATCAGGGCCAGCCGCTGGTCGATGCTCGCCCGCAGCCACGTCGGCTCAGGCTGGAGCTTGGGCTTGTCATCCATGGCTCTCCTCCGGACAGCCGCCGTCCTCGTTCAGATGCCGGTCCAGGGACTCGGCGTCCTCGAACCGGTAGTGGCAGTGCGGGCACTCGTGCAGGCCAGGCAACTGGTCCTCCTCCTCGGGGTAGTTGGTCTCGCAGAACGGGTTCGCGCAGGCCAGCGGCCCACCCACCACCCATCCCTTCGGCTTGTAGATGGTGGTGTGCCCGCAGTACGGGCACACCGGGGAGTACTCAGATGTGGACATCGACCACGGCCAGGTATGCCTCGTCCGGCAGGCTGTCGATCAGCCGGGCGAACTCGCGCTCCCAGGTGGTCTGGTCCTTCTCGTTGCTGACCGTCCCGAACCAGCCCATCCGACCCTGCTCGTGCCACTGACCGTCGACCAGCACCGCGTGGGTGATCCCAGCGCCGTCACGAGCGTGAGCGACGTACGCCTCACGACCACCGGAGTTGACGTACCAGGCCTCCAGCGGGTCATCGAGCCACGGCATCAGGTGGGCCTCGGACAGGGCCTTGATGAACGGCTGGTTGTGGAACTGGTGGCGAGCCTCGTTGGTGAGCTGCTGCCGGTTCTGCACCCACTCGGCCTCCGAGACCGGCTCCAGTTTCTCCGCAGTCCTGGCCAGCACGTAGCCGTCGTAGGTCTCGTCCGGGTCGGTGTCGTGGTCGAAGTACACCCGGCGCAGCAGGTCCGGCCAGCTCTCCGGCAGCTCCAGGCCGACGGTCGCCTTCTCGAAGGCGTCGTAGCCGGCCTCGGCGTTCTGCCCAGCCATCATCCGCATCGCCTCGAAGTCGATCTGGCCCTTGCGAGCCAGGTCCGCCCGGCCCTCGAAGTTGCTGCCCTGGTCGTCACCGAAGGTGCCTCCGTTGCCGAGCACGGCGTCCTGGGAGCCGTCGTAGACCGGGAGCTGCTCCTCGCCGTGAACCCGGTCCTCACCGACCGGTGACCGGTCCTCCAGTGCCCTGCGCCACTCCGGTACCGGTACCGCGGCCAGGTTCACCGCGGGCTTGAGCTGGTAGAAGCCGTGCCAGCGACCACCGAGGGTCCACCAGTCCCAGCGCGAGTCCGGGTTGTAGCTGGACAGGTAGCCGAACCGGTCCTCCTCGGCGTCGTAGATCCCGCGCTCACAGCCGTTGCCGAAGTAGCCACCGACGGCCATCCGGGCCCACTCGTTCCAGGCCTCGAGGTTGCCCTCGGTCACGTAGTCATCGAACGGCTTGGTCGGACCGTCGTCACCGGTGCAGTACTCGGGGTGCTCCCGGTAGAAGGTCTGGGCCTGCTGGACGCCATCGGCTTCCACCCACTCCGGGTAGGGGTCCATCTCCTTGTTCTCATCGAAGGGATCGAGGATCCCTCCCAACATCTCCATCGCCTCGGCAGAGGTACTGGCGTCACGGATTACCACGGTCACGGTGCTGTGCGACATTCGGTTCCCTTCCATAGGTTGTCTGGGCATGAAAAAGGCCCGGTACCGGAGAAGCTTCCTCTGCTCCTCCGACACCGGGCCGGTCTTCCTTGAACCTTCCCAGAACGGTTGGGAAGGGCCTGGATCAGGGCATGCGGTGCCCCAAACGCTAGGTTCATTGTATCTCATCTAGGTAAAGACGCACAAGGGCCGAGACGATGTTCGTCCCGGCCTGTTCGGAGTATCAGCGCGGCACTGTGTCTACGTGACGGGCCGACTGATTGACCCCGAGGCGAGGTGTGATCCCCGCCAGAGACCGCCGGCTAACCTGCCCAGCGATCTCATGTACCCCACTGTAGGCCATACACCACAGGTTGTCAACCAGGGCAGCCAACCTCGTTACCGTGGAGGGGAGGGGGAGCGCGAAGGGGATGCCATGACCAGGCGAAGGTTCCGGGACCGGCCTACCGGGGAGATCATGGTGCTGATGATCGCGGCCACGATCTGCACCTACATCGCGGCCACGATGGTCGTGCTGTTCATCCTGGCGATCACCACCGACCGGGACCTGTCGGGTCCAGCTCGGAACATCGCCGACATCATCAACACCCTGATCGGTCTGCTGGCCGGCTACCTGGCCGGCCGTACCGACATCGCACTCGGGCACAAGAAGGAACCGGAGCAGCCCAGTGAACCGTAGGTGGACCTCGATCCTGGGCTACGGCTCTGCGCTGGTGCTGAGTGGTGTCGGGTTCGCTGCTGCCAGCTACGACCGGGCGTCATCTGCCAATGCGCCATCGGCTCCATCGGCGTCAACTGGACCCAGTAGTAGCCCAACAGTGTCTCCTACACCTCCGGCTAGCTCACCGACACCAGTACCAGGACCGCGAGGAGAACCAGGACCGAGAGGCCCACGAGGCCCCCGAGGAAAGCCAGGAACACCGGGCTCGACAGGTCAGGCAGGTCAGAAGGGTGAGACTGGCTCAACCGGTCCACGAGGACCAGCAGGACGACCAGGAGAACCAGGAAGGGCGGGACCAGGAGGACCAGCAGGACCTCCCGGTGAGAGGGGACCACGAGGTGTGAGAGGACCGAGGGGGGCATCGGGACAGGATGGTCTACCGGGCCCGCAGGGCCCAGCCGGACCTCCCTGTCCGGATGGCTACACCGGGATGGATCTGGGGGTCCACATCAGGGAACCGATCGATCGGACAGTTCAGATGTTCGTCTGCGTCCGGAACGACCAGCTCCCGATCGGCTGAAGGCTATGACCTGATGGTCACTGGCCTGAAGTGCTGAACCTTCTGCGTGGAGGTGGAGGTGGACCGACTCGAGGTGATCGTGAGACCCATCTCCAGGTGTACTTCCTGATCTGCTCCCTGGCCAGTTCCAGACCGTCGGTCTGGTGGTCGTCCGGGATCGGGTCAGGTGGTCGTACGACGTAGACCGGACCGGATCTGGCAGCCCACTGCTTCTCCTGAGAGTCCCGTTTCCTCTTCCTGGATCTCCGAGCTCCCCTAGTCATGTGGCTCCTTCGGAGCCGTGGCGCTTCGCACTGTGGCCCTCCCCCCTATCCCCCCAGCGGGGGACATGCGAAACAGCCGAAACACTCGGCTGCCGGGGACCTTTCCGGCGCACGGTCGCACCCGCCTCTGACGCGGGTTGCTCCGGTTCGACTTCCGGGTCCTGATCGGCTTCACGCCGCCGTGGCGTCGCATGATCTGTTCAGTTGGTGCCCAGAACGAGATGCAGATCGCGACGCCGATGGCCTACGATGTGATCGCGTTCCTGACAAGCGCACAGTAGTTCGCTGGCACGAGCTACGGCAAGGCCCCTGGTTGGCATGTTCCTGCCAGGGGCCTTTTGCTGTCAGGACCATCTCCAGAGATAGTTCCTTCGGCCCACGCGCGCCGTCCCCGGAGGGGAGTACGGTGCGCAGATGCCGACAGTCTGGATCCGGGATGATCCCAAGCACCGGACCAGATTCCACCGCCATCCCGACTGCTTCCAGCTGACCAAGAAGCCGTCCCGGGGCGACCACCACGACCTGGTGTCCGCCGACCTCTCGACAGTGCATGTCCGGCCCTGTCGGGTCTGCTACCCCGACGCCCCACACCTGGCGCTGTGGAAGCGGTACTGCCCGACCTGCGACACCAAGAACGCCTGCCGGCACAACGGTGGGATCGAGGTGATCGACCGACGAGGGCGCAAGTTCTGGGTCTGGCCGGATACCAACCAGATGCCCTACTATCGCAAACAGGCCATCTAGGCCAGCTAGATCACCACATCAACTACACACACTCCTGGACGAGCGTGTGGGACGAGCACACGAATGGAGTCACCGTGCCAGCGGTATCCGCAGAAGCGCTGTTGATCTCAGCCCTGGTCAACACCGCGTCGGTCGGAAGCGAGGTCCCGTTCGGGATCAGCGCTTCGGACTTCGAGGGCTACTCCGACGAGTACAACTGGCTCGTCAACTACACCGAGACCTACGGCGCGCAGCCGACCTGGGACATCTTCGCGATGAAGTTCCCAGGCTTCTGGCGCAGCGAGCACACCGAGGTGCGCTCGGCCGCGGACATGGTGCACCAGTCCGCCAACCGCCGCCGGCTGAACACCGCGATCACCGAGGCGTCCGAGCTGGTGCACCTAGGGGAGGCGAGCGCCGCCTACGAGCGGCTGGTCGAAGCCCGGCCGAGACGGGCTGCGGCTCGTCCCCGGCGGATCCTCACCGACACCGGCTACCTGGACGAGTGGGACGCCCGGCCGTACGCCGTCGAGCTGCCCTACCCCACCTTGCAGCGGTACACCGGCGGGATCTGCGCGGGCAACCTGTGGTACCTGGCCGGGAGGCCGAGCCAGGGCAAGTCGGCGCACATCACGGTGATCAGCAAGAGCGCGGTGATCGGCGGGAACCGGGTCCTGATGTACAGCCTCGAGATGAGCGAGGCCGAGGTCAGGGCCCGGTTCCATGCATGTCTGGGGGCCGAGATGGGCTACCCGTCGATCACCCTGACCAACCTGCGGGCCCGGGCCTGCGAGCGGGCCACGGTGAAGAAGTTCACCGGCGAGCTCGCCGACCGGCTGGAGGCCTGCGGCGGGGTGCTGGACGTGCACCCCCCGGCCGACGGCCCGGTCAGCCCATCGGTGGTCGCGGCCAGAGCATCGGAGTACGACCTGGTGGTGATCGACTACGTGGGCCTGATGTCCGCCGACGGCGGTGGCCGGGCGGTGGACGACTGGCGGGAGATGGCCAAGATCTCCAACTCGCTGAAGTCGATCGCGTTGAGCCAGAAGACCGCGCTGCTGTGCGCGGCCCAGATCAACCGGGACGGGGAGACCGGCTCGGCACCGCCGAAGGTGAAGAACCTGGCCCAGTCCGACGCGCTCGGGCAGGACGGTGACGTGGTGCTGACGATGCGGTCCAAGCCGCACAACGTGGCCACCCACTTTTCCCTGGAAAAGAACCGGCACGGTCCCTCCGGGATCTACTTCCACACCACCTTCGACCCCGACCACGGGTCCTTCACCGAGATCTCGGCCGACCATGCCGACGACCTGGTGATCAACGCCGAGGTGATGTCCGAGAACACCAGCACTCCGCCACCCGCACTCCGGGTGATCAAGACCAAGGACGAGCTATGAGCACCATCGAGACCCTGCCCGCGATCGAGACCGTGCAGGAAACCCTGTTCGTGCTGCCGCACATGACCACCGTCGGCAACACCACCTTCTGGTGCATCCAGGAGGACTGTGACGGCGAGCACCACTTCTGGTGCGACTGCCATGCATCCACACACGCTGGCTGAGGCGCTGCTGTACGGCCGGGGAGTCGAGCGCCCGTTCCTGTGCCCGGAACACGGCGACTCCCGGCCGAGCGCCAGCGTGAACGTGGTCAAGAAGGTCTGGTTCTGCTACACCTGCCACGCCCACGGCGACCTGACCGGGGAGGCCCGGCTGGCCGAGCCGGACTACACGGTGATGCGGCTGTGGCTGGACAAGAAGATCGCCGAGGGCCAGATCTACCCCGAGGCCTGGCTGGACCGGTTCGACGCCGGCGAGGGGCACCCGTACTGGGTCCAACGAGTAGGGACAGCCGCCGCTCGTGAGTTCCGGTTGGGATCGGATCCGGACGAGGAGGCTGTCACCTACCCGCTTCGTGACCCACGGGGTCAGGTGCTCGGGGTGGTCCGACGGGCGCTGGGGGGAGCTGGCCCGAAGTACCGCTACCCGACCGGTGTCGATGTGGGTCGTCTGCTCTTTCAGTACACACCCGCCTACCGGGATGCGGTAGTGCTGGTGGAGGGAGCGCTGGACGCGATCGCATTGTGGAACGTGGGAGTCGAGGCGTTCGCGATCTACGGCTCCCGGCTGAGCGAGTACCAGGTGCACCTGATCGACAAGATCGACCCCACCTACGTCTACACCTGCTACGACCTGGACAAGGCCGGGTGGACCGCGCACTGCGAGACCGAGCGGGCCTTCAAGCACCGGATGGTCACCCGGATCTCCTGGCCCAAGGGCTGGGGCGGTGACATCGCCGAGCTGTCCGAAGATCGTCGACGACACGTCGTTGATGACCTTGTATCAACTGGACTGGCATGCGTAGAGTGACCTCATGCCCCAGGATCACGAGTACATGTCGGGTCACAAGACCCCCAAGGAGAAGCAGCAGCGAGTGCTGGTGGCTCTCGCCAGGGCTGGCCGGGACGGGCTCACCTCGCGTGAGCTGGCGAAGGTAGAGACACCGGGAGATGTCTCGGCGGTGAGTGCCTGGGGGTCCGCCTTCACGGTGCTGCACCAGGAGAACCTGATCGCCGCTCTGGCTGAGCGGCGCGACGCCCACCACGTCTATGTGATGCCGGAGCACGTCGGTGACCGGGCCACTTGGCCGGGGTACCGACACCGTGGCTCGGGCCAGATCGTGGTGATCACCAAGCACTGCAGGACCTGCACCTGCCCAGAGGAGGAGTGATGGAGAACCCGTTGGTAGACGACTACCTCGAGGCCAAGGCGGAGAGGGACAAGGCCCAGGCCCGGCTCGATGAGCTGGGCGAGCGGCTGACCAAGCAGATGGAGGCCGACCAGCGGAAGTCCTACCGCTGGAACGCCGATGGGGTCAGGCACACCCTGACCTACGTCCAGGCCCACACCACCCAGATCGATGAGCAGGGGCTGCGCAAGGCGCTGACGGCCAAGGTCTTCGACCGTTACACGAAACGTGTATTGGACCGGAAGTCGATGGAGAACGCGATCGACGCCGGTGACGTGGACCCGGTGGTGGTGAGCCGGTTCGTGACCCTGCGGCCGAACAAGCCGCACCTGACCTACAAGGCCGGCGCGCCGGTCGAGGAGGACTGATGGCCAGGCTGAACATCGGGATGGAGGGCGGCTCGATCGACCTGGAGAGCCTGCGCCGGCTGGTGGCTCTGGCCGACTGGCTGGACTTCCCGGACTCGGCGTCGGTCTCGTCCAACCTCCAGCAGATCTTCATCAGCATCACCGAAGCCGAGATCAAGTGGGACAAGGTGGTGGGTCCATGAGCACCGTGAGGTACCTGCTGGTGGTCAGCGCGGACCAGAAGGTCCGGATCGCCAAGCGCCCGCACATCTATGCCGACGAGATCGCGATCCCGATCAACCTGGAGTACCCGCCGCACTGGGGCCGGGTGCTGACCGACCAGGCGATCACGATCAAGGTGCCCGACTTCACCCCCGAGGTGATCCACGAGATCGAGAAGGAGGAGACCTCATGAGCACCGCACCCACGATCGGCCGGATCGTGCACTACCGGACCTACGAGAATGACCGGACCCTGACCCGATGCGTCCCGGCGTTCGTGACCGAGGTCCACGAGAACAGCGAGGTGGGACTGGCCATCTTCACTCCCACCGGCTCGTCCTTCGACCGCAGGGTGCGGTGGGACGAGCAACAGGACCCGGCCACCTGGCACTGGCCCTGCGTGCGAACAGAGGAAACCTGATGGTGAACCCCAAGATCGTGGACTCCGAGGAGATCAAGCGTCGTCCCCGGAAGTCCCCGGCCACCCGGCTGATCGAGTCGCTGCCGCCGAACCTGCTGACCGCGCGTCAGGTGGCGGAGAGGTTCGAGGTGAGCATCGAGACGATCCGCCGTCTGGGCCGGAAGAAGCTGTCGGACGGCAGCCCTATGTTCAAGGCACCGAGCAAGGCTGCGCGGACCGGCGATCTGGTCGTCTGGCTGTACACGCCGGCCGACCTGAGAGAGCTCGCGGAGTACTTCGGGAGGAAGGAACCCACCAACAACACCACCAGGAAGGGAAGGAAGAAGGCGTGAACGAACCAGCCAGGAAGGGCATGGAGGCCTACGAGCTGTTCGCGGGCGACCAGATCACCGTGGGTGTGACCCACCAGATCGAGATCGGCCGGGACAAGTCGTGGGTGAAGTACGAGGCGATCACCAAGATCCGCCCCGGTGAGGCAGCAGAAGACGCAAGGACCCGGGCCATTGGCCACGTCAACGTGAGCGTCATGGAAGTCGTACATCAGACAGTCGAGACAGTGAGGAACGCATCATGAGGTTTGGCAAGAGCGCGGCCGAGGCCGCCGAAGAGCCTGGTCGTGGCGGTGGTGGAGGGGACTTCATCCGCTACCTGAAGGACGGTGACACCACCTTCCGGATCCTGCAGGAGCCGGATGACTGGACCTACTGGTGGGAGCACTTCTCCCCGATGGGGTTCTCCTTCCCCTGCCCGCGCGGCGTGGACGACCCGGTGGAGGACTGCCCCGGCTGCAGTAGCGACAACGAGAAGATGTCCAAGGTGAACCGCAAGATCGGGTTCAACGTGCTGGCCTCGGTCAACGGCGTGGAGTACGTCAACGCCTTCAAGGTCGGGCCCACGGTCGCGGACAAGCTGAAGAACCGGTTCAACCGGTTCTCGACCGTGACCGACCGGGACTACACCATCACTCGGTACAAGACCGGCTCGGACCGCTGGGACTTCGACGTGGAGGGCGGGATGCCCAGCCCGGTCGATGTCAGCAAGTACGAGCTGAAGGACCTCGAGGAGCTCCTGGCCCAGTCCTACGACGAGGCCTGGGGCGACGGTGCGCAGGCCCAGGCGAACCGTCAGGGCTCGGCCGAGGTTGCGGTGGCTGCCCAGCCCAAGCGGCCCACGATCGCCCCGCAGACGGCGGCTGTGGCCCAGGAGGAGCCCCCTTTTGAGGCTCCGGGGACCGAGAAGGTCTACCAAGAGGCCGACCTGCGGAAGATGGACCGCGAGGAGCTCCTGCTGCTGATCAAGAACGACCTGGGAGTGGAGCCGCCGAGCACCCTGACCACCCCGGGCGAGGTCGTGGACTGGCTGATGTCGATCCAGCCCTGAGAGTCGTGGGTGGGGCTCCGGGTTCTGAACACCGGGCCCCACCCACTACCAGCTCCCCCGTAACCCCCGCATGGAAGGAACGACCGAGGTGGCCAAACGTGACGCCACCTCGGGTCTGCTGCGATGAGGATCATCCCAACCCCGAGACCGTTCCGGATCGAGCCGATGCCGTTCTGGCACCTGCATGCCCATAGTCGGTACTCGGTCAACGACGCGATGCCGGCGGTCGAGGCGATGGTGGCCAAGGTCAAGGCGATGGGCCAGCCCGCGCTCGCGATCACCGACCACGGCAACATGGCCGCGAGCGTGGAGCTGTACCAGGCCTGCGCCAAGGCCGGGATCACCCCGTTCCCCGGCTCGGAGATGTACTTCGTGCCGGACACCATGGCCTATCGCACCGACCGTGCGGACAAGAGCACCAAGGCGACCATGTACCACCTGGGTGTGGTGGCCTACACCACCCAGGGCTACGAGCACCTGGTCAACCTCTCGACCGCGAGCCACCGCAACCACTTCCACAAGCCGCTGGTGGACGAGCTGATGCTGGCCCAGCTGGCCCAGGACGGGAAGACCGCCGGGCTGGCGGTGACCACCGGCTGCTACTACGGCTACCTGGCGCAGACTCTGCTGCACGGCGGGGAGGCGTCAGCCCTGCGCTTCCTGCACACCCTCTCGGCCTGGTTCCCCGGCTCGGTGTACGTGGAGATCCAGAATCATCACATCACTCATGACGAGGGGACGAACGACGATGAACTGGCCGAAGGGCTTGTGGTACTGGCTGACCGAGCTGGTCTTCCCGTGGTCATCACTCAGGACTCGCACTACCTCGAGCCCGGTGACCGAGCCGACCACGACGGACTCAAGCGACTCGTTGCCTTTGGACCGGACCCGGACGACGCTGTTTTCCCCGGGGATGGCTTCCACCTGGCGGACGCCGGATGGATCGCAGATCATCACGGTCAACGTCGCCTTGCGCGAGGGCTGGAAGGACTGGCAGATCTCCTCGGTCGTCACACACTCACGATCCCTGTCCTTGACTCTTACTCGTACGCCGTCCCCGAAGTCGTAGCCAACCCGTTCCAGGCGCTGGTCAACCGGGTGCACGCCGCGCTCGAGGGGCGGTTCGCACCGAAGGGGATTCCGAACCGGTACGCGCTTCGGCTGGACGACGAGCTGCAGGTGATCGATGACTCCGGGATGGCCGGCTACCTGATGCTGGTGGCCCAGGTGACGGACTGGTTGCGGGCCGAAGACATCATGTTCCAGACTAGAGGCTCGGCCGCGGGTTCTCTGGTCTGCTGGCTGCTCGGAATCTCGAACGTCGACCCGATCAAGTGGGACCTGAGGTTCGAGCGGTTCCTGTCCAAGGATCGGACGAAGCCTCCGGACGTGGACCTGGATGTGGCCCACGACCGACGTGACGAGCTGCTCGCGATGCTGGACACCCGGTTCACTGCTCATCAGATCGGGTCGTGGGCCACGTACTCGCTGAACGACACCGAGGACGAGTTCGGTGAGACCCAACGAGGCTCTCTACGGGTGCGCTACTTCACCGCCGCCAACAAGCGCGACGAGGGCGCATCCTCGTGGTCTGAGGTTCCGGCCGCCGACAAGACCATGCTCGCCTCCCTCTCCGAACGGCACCTGTACAAGGGTATGGGAACCAACGCCGCCGGGATCGTGCTCACCAGCACCCAGGCGGAGTTCGACCGTCTCGTACCCATGGCATGGATGGCCAATCGCAAGGCGTACGTCACCCAGTACGGCAAGGACCAGATCGAGGCGCTGGGCCTGGTCAAGCTGGACGCGCTCGGGCTGAAGACGATGACCGTGCTGGACCGCACCATGCGGATGCTCGGACTGCCGCTGCACCGGCTCGGTGACATCGAGCACAAGGACGGACCCACCTACCAGCTGATCCGCTCGGGCAACACCGAGGGCATCTTCCAGCTGGAGGGCCGCTCCACTCAGTGGGGGCTGCGGGACCTGAAGCCGACCACGATCAAGGATGTGATCGCGGCGATGGCGCTGTTCCGTCCCGCGACCATGAACACCGGGGCCACCCGGGCCTACATCGCCCGTAAGCACGGCGATGCGGCGATCCCGCTGCGGCACGAGCTGATCGCCAGGGTCACCGCGCCTACCTACGGGATCATGCTCTACCAGGAGCAGGTGATCGACATCCTGCGCGGGCTGGGGATGAACGCCGACGACCTGACCGCGTTCCTGAAGGCGGTCAAGGCCTCCAACAAGGACATCGGTGACGCCGGTGACGTGATCGACTCCTACATGACCTGGATCATCGAGGAGTGCGCCGAGCGCGGGATGAGCCAGGTCGACATCGACTACATCGAGGGGTCCATCCATGGGTTCGCCGAGTACGGCTTCAACCGGGCGCACGCCACGGTCTACGGGATCACCGCGTACCGCTGCGCGTACCTGGCGGCGCGTCATCCGCTGGAGTTCCACACGGCTCTGCTGGGCGTGGCGTCGGGCGGGGACAGCAAGAAGGAGACTCGCTACCTGGCTGCGACCAGGCGTCGCGGGCTGCGGGTGCTGGCACCGGACATCAACGTCTCGGGTGCCTCCTACACCCTCGATGAACTGCGAGGGGCTGTCCGTCGTGGACTTCAGTCCATTGATGGAGTCGGGGCCATCAGCGCAGCTCGACTGGAATCCCTCCAGCCCTTCTCCGGGCTGGACGATCTTGTCGAGCGATCCGCCACCGCGAGCGTTTCTGGACACAAGGAGTACGACGGAACCCCCGAGTCCCTGACCGGGGTGCTCGGCAAGATCTTCGCCTCGGGGGCGCTCACCACCCTCATCCATGGAAGGAACCCGCATGTCCCACTGTGAAGCCATGATCGCGACCAGGACCGGTAGGTACGCCTGCTGCGGAGCCGAGCCGGCCGACCTGCACCACAAGATCACCCGAGCCCGGGGTGGGCTGATCCTGGACGCGGCGAACGAGACCTACCACCAGATGTACCTGTGCCGAGAGCACCACGCCTACGCCCATGACCGTGAGACCGCGTTCGAGGGCGGGCTGCTGATCCACGGCTACGTGGTGACCGGGGTGGACGGCCGGCCGCTGTACACCGGGCCCGACGAGTACCTGACCGAGCACTACGGCAAGGGTGCACGAGTCTGAGCGTGTCGCCTGGACGAACCAACGTGCGTCGTACTAGTGTGCGTAACAGGAGTGACAGATGAAGTTCTCTGAGACGATCAAGCTGGCCGATCCTGGGCTGGTGGTGAGCAAGCGGCACGAGGCCTGGATCACCGAGCTCGACCACCACATGTACAGCCAGCGGGCGATCGACTTCGCCCAGGCCCAGCTCGGCTCGGTGGGCCGGAAGAGGTCGGGCACGATCAGCGCCTCGTCCCTGGGCGAGTGCGGCCGGTACCAGCAGTTCGTCTACCTGGGGATGCCCAAGCTGCTCCCCGATGCGAAGAACGCCGCGAAGATGGCCAACGGGTCGTTCATGCACCTGAGGTGGCAGATGGAGGGGTTGACCGAGGGCTGGCTGTCCCATGCCGAGGTGCCCTTGGACAAGAACGTCTTCGGGCTGAGCGGGACCATGGACGGGCTGCTGTACGACGACTCGATCCTGGAGCTGAAGAGCATCAACACCAACGGATTCAGTCGTGTGGTGACCTTCGGCCCACTGATCCCGCACCTGTTCCAGATGGCCACCTACATGATGTGCAGCGGCATCGACAAGGGCGTCTTCATCTACGAGAACAAGGACAACCAGGAGTACAAGGAGATCGTGGTCACCCCCAACGACGTGGACTTCGAGGAGACCAGGATCAGGGCCGAGTGGATGTGGGGTTCCACGGTCACCAAGAAGCTGCACGAGCCGCTGGGCAAGTGCATCGACCGAGAAGGCTGGGAGTACAACTCGTGCCCGTTCCGTGACCGGTGCCTGTCGATCACGAGCTGGGAGGAGGTCGGGTGAACAGCGTTGTCAACATCGTCTGGTGCCCGTACTGCGAGGAGCCCATCGACTACCCCTGTCTGACCGTGAGCGGGAAGAAGAGCCGGGTCCTGCACCAGGCTCGCCTGATTGCGTCCGGGGGACCGATCTGCACCGAGTGCGGCAACGACCTGGCGGCCGAGGGCCAGCAGCTGTGCCTGGAGTGCCTGGAGGCTACGTCGTGAAGACGATCAGGCTCGAGACCGTCCAGGAGATCTGCAAGCTGCTGGAGATCGACCCCGAGGACACCCTGGAGATCTACATCGGGGTGCACGAGGTGACGGTGACCAGGCGGCACGGGTTCATCAGCCGGAAGATCATCGCCGACGATGCCGAGGAGTCGGAGTGAGGATTGAGCCGTCCCGACAGCCGAGCGTCCGTGCGCCGGCCAAGTTCGGGCACAAGCTGACCGATGTCGAGGTGCTCTCCGGACTGCCCGATGTCGAGGACCTGCACGACGAGCTGCTGGGCTACGCCAACATCATCCTGGGCCGGGCAGACCCGCCGGCCGACATGGACTCGGTGCTGGACCTGATGGAGATCGCCGCGGCCTACTACGCGCGGGCCAAGGAGATCGACATGCTGATCCACTGGGAGGAGCAGAACCGGCGCGTGATCAGGGGCAGCCCGTACTACAAGTTCCGCACCGGACAACTGAGGAGCTTCATCGAGATGGCCAAGATGATGGCCGACCTGGGGAGCAGGCGACTGACCCAGGAGCGGCTGTTGTTCGAGGCAAGGTACGACGCGAACGGAGATGTGTGATGGGCACCAAGCGGGCCAGGAGCCAGCGCTGGATGGAGGGTGCGGAGGTGGCGCGGGTCGGGACCGCAGGCCATCAGGCGATGTACCAGATGGAGCGGTTGATCCAGGGTCAGCACCCGGAGAAGAACCCGATCAGGCAGCTGGTGCTGATGAAGAAGTACGGCCGCAGTCTGATGGAGCTGGTCTTCATGATGACCAAGGTGCAGAAGGTGATGCGCGAGCAGATGATGATGGACACGCCGAACCAGGGTCTGCCCTGGACCGAGCAGGAGGATGAGCTGGTGGTTCGGGACCGGGCCGAGGGGATGGAGATCCACGAGATCGCCCGGTCCTTGGGCAGGACGCCGGCCGCGATCGCGACCAGGCTGAGCGTGCTGATCGGAGTGCCGAGGTCGGAGATCGTGACCGCCTACATCGACGGCACGGTGGACACCGAGCGGGTGCGTGGGATCTTCCACGGTGTGGCCAAGCGGGTGGCGGGGTGACCGAGAAGATCCCGGACGAGGTGATCAAGCAGGCCCTGGCCCAGGCGGCGTGGGACAAGAGGAAGTCCCTGACCCAGTACCGGATCGCGATCGAGACCGCTCATCAGCACGGCTGGGGGCACACCAGAATCGCACGAGTGTGCGGGGTGAGTGAGGCCGCCATCCGCAACTACCTGCGGCGATCCAAGAGTAAGGCCAAGGGGCGGAGATAGGTGGTTACTGATGGTTGACATAACGTTGCATGCGATGCACTGTTCGATGCAGTTCGCGGACTCGGCCAAGCAGAAGCAGGCCGATGCAGCGAAGATCTTCGGCCGGGCCAAGAGCAGGGGCGTGCACTGGATCACCGGCACCGAGGCGGGGATGGCGAAGAGCGCCGACCTGCGCAAGGCACTGGGCAAGGCAGCCGACGCCACCGACTACCGGTTCACCGTGCAGAGCGATGTCTGGATCGCGGTCAGGAAGGACCTGATCCTGCCGGGGACCTGGAAGCGAGGGTTCATCCAGACCCTGGAGGCGAGCACCGGGAGCCAGACCTTCTCTGACCGGGGGATCCTGTGGGCCCAGTTCGACACCGCCGAGGTTGGGCTGGTGAGCGTGGGGTGCAGCCACTACATGACCAACGGCCGGAAGCCGGGGGACGAGTACTACCAGGCCAACACCAAGCTGACCAGGGCGATCGGGGAGTGGGGCAAGGTGCACGGGAAGGGCGCGCAGCTGTGCTTCTACGGAGGCGATGCCAACATCGTGGACCGGACCGACGACGTGTTCCGGGGCAAGCCGTTCACCACCCTGGCCGATGAGCTGAAGGACTGGGAGAACTCGGGGCACGGGAGCATCGACATCATCGCCTCCTATGACGCCGACAGGCGGGTCAAGGGCAAGTACTGGCGGGTGCTGGACGACTCCGAGTTCCACCTGAACACCGACCACTACGCCTGCGAGGGCGGGTTCACGGTGACCAGGAAGACGTGATCGCTAGCCTGAGCACATGGCCAAGGTGCGGGCTCACTGGGCGGCGATCGGGGACTCGCTGACCTTCGGCTGGGGCTCCACCGACCCCGCCACCAAGGCGTACCCGGTGATCGCGGGGCTGCCCAGGATCGGCAAGCCGGGGCAGTGCCTGACCATCCCAGGCCCCTGGCCGGCGCTGATCGACACCTTCGCCAACGAGGTGAACAACCTGAAGGCCGACTTCGGGGTGAACGCGATCGTGGTGGAGATCGGGCTGAACGACCTGCGGCGCAGGGACAAGCTCTACGACGACATGCTGGCCGGGTACCAGCACCTGGCGAAGGTGGGGGACAACCACCATGTGAAGGTGGTGTTCTCCACGATCACGCCCTGGGGAGCAGGCAGCACCACGGCGACAGCGCTCAAGCAGCAGAACCGGGCTCAGCTCAACCACTGGGTGCGGACCACGGTGGGGTTCGTGGAGTACGCGATCCCGATGGGCAACGCCACGTTGAGGCCCGAGTTCGACAGCGGCGACCACACCCATCCCAGTGATGCCGGGCATGCCCGGATGGGCGGGGTGCTGGCTGCCTACGCGGCCCTGCACCAGGAGATCAAGAAGCCCTGATAGCGTCAGACGTTTGCTGATAACGTCTGACGTTATGGCGAGAAAACCCCTGGATACGTCAGACGAAACCCTCCGACTGACCATTCGTCTGACGAAACAGCAACTGGCGCTGTTGGACTCCCAGCGTGGAGGCGCGTCCCGGAGTTCCTACGTGCGCGAGCTGATCGAGCACGGGATGGCGCAGAAGACCCTGCGTGACATTCCGCCCATGCAACCGACCCGAGTCGGGGAGCGGATGATCGTGGTCGAGCCCTTGGAACCGGTGCGGGAGCATCTGCACCGGTACATCAAGGGCGACGAAGCTGGGTACGTCCGTGGCACCAAGGTCTACCTCTACACCTGCGAGTGCGGGGAGACCGAGGTTCGATGAGGGAGGACCGATGAGCCGAGAAGTCTTCCAGTGGATCGTGGTGATCGAGCTGTTCGTGATCATCCTGCTGCTGGCCCTGCCCCTGCGTGGGAGGGTGCGATGATGAGCCTGTGTCAGGCCATGCGTCCTTCACTCACATCCACTGCTCCTCGCGGTTCGACCGGAGTGCGGCTGCGCTCGAGGTAGACCTCGACCGGTGGATGGAGAACAGCTCGCTGATCACCCTGACCGAGGTGGCGTCATCAGACCGGGCCTCAAAGCTGCGAGAGCAGGGCTGGGGTCACTTCGTGGCCTCGGAGGGCGGCCGCTCCGACGATGCCGCGATCGCCTGGGAGAAGAAGACCTGGCGTGACCAGGAGCACTGGGCCAAGAAGCTGCACGGCAGCTTCGGCAGCGGGGCGTTGCTGGTCTCGGGGCTGTGGTGCTCCGATGTCCTGCTCAAGCACGTCGGAACCGGGCAGACCCTGATCGTCAGCGTCTCCCACATGCCCGCGCATGTGAACGGGACCGAGGGGTTCTCCAACATCCGCAACGAGCCGGCCGCGATCTGGGCTGCCCGCAAGCAGGCCTACCAGCAGGGGATGGACCAGTGGTCCACCCATGTCCAGGACATCTGCCGGCGGAAGAAGCCGGATGCGCTGATGGTGGTGGGCGACTTCAACGTCAACCTCAAGGACGACTGGTTCCGGGCCTACATGAAGCAGCACTGGAAGCCGCTGGACCTGACCTTGGCCTGGAAGCACTTCCCGACCGAGGGCGGAACCCTGGGTGGGAACCGGATCATCGACGGCACCTACTACCACGGGATGTCCACCGATGGCGCGGTCCTGCAGCCGCGGGTGAACAGTAGCGACCACCGCCCCTACAAGGAGTCCTTCGCCCTGGGCGCGACCGAGCCGGTCGAGTTCTACGACCCGGCCACCGGCCACATCGGTCCGGGCGTGGAGTGGTGGGGCTTCGGCGACTACGCCTACGACGAGATGTTCGAGAAGCAGACCGTCGATGACGACGGGAACGTGGTCGTGTCCTTCGACTTCTCCGGCCTCGACCCGAACTTCTTCTAAGGAGCGAGATGAGCGTCCTGATCGGGATCGACCTGGGGGTGCGCAAGATCGCGCTGGCGGTGTTCATCGAGAACTCGCTGGCGGTCACCCACGCCTACGAGTCGAACGCCAAGGACCGCGATGTCCAGCTGATGCAGCTGGGCCACTACGCCCTGGATGTGGTCCAGCTCCATGCTGCGGATTCGGTCTGGACCGAGGACGTGCTGATGGGCAACAACCGCAAGTACTCGCTGGCCCTGGCCGAGACCAAGGGCGCGGTGCTGGGCTCGCTGTCCCACCTGCGACCGGCCTGCGACATCCGTACGG